TCATCAGTGTTTCTGGCGGAGAGCGCATGGCCCAAGAAAAGAGCACGAAGCTCAGTTCACGTCCGGTACCAGGTCGTGCTGGCGAGGTCGTAGATCATCGAGAACGGCGCCGACGGGCCGGTCGTCGCGGGCGCGCCGATGACCGACTGGCCGGAGCTTGGCGAGACGGTCAGCGATGTGATCGTCTGCGACGACAGCACGCGCGCAATCTGGCCATCGACCGGCGCCGCCGGCATGACGACGGTTCCGCTCGCCAGTGTTCCCGACGGCTTGAGCAGCAGCGTCGTGCAATTGTTGGCGATCGTCTGTGAGAAGCCGGTCGCCGGCGAGACGTCGATCTTGCTCTGGTCGGCCTGTGCAGCTTTGAATTCGATTTGATTTCCGACGATCCTGAGCGCTTCGACAAGCGTCGTGGTCGTCGGCTTTGTCACATAGAAACTGAGATAAGTGCCATTGGCCGTGGTCGTCCAGTTTTCCGCCGCCGCACAAGTGACCGAGCCTTTGTTCTTGGCGTACGCGGATCCATTGTAGCCGTGAAAATTCTGCTGCCCGATGGTCTGATCAATAGTTAATGCGGTAGGCGCAGCCGCCGTCCCGTTGGCTGTGCGCTGATCGAGTTGATTATTGTTGCCAAAGGCGTCGATCAGTATCCCAGAGATACCCCCGTCAACTGCACCAACATGCACTACGTGCGTGAACCCTGCAAAGACAGGCAGCGCGGCTGCATTGGTCGAGACGGTGAGTGGCGAAAAGGACGTGTTGCCGTTGACGCCGACGCCAAGTCCGATCGCGTTGAGGCGAAACTTTTCGGTCCCGCCATAGGTGAAGATGAGCGGCTTGCCCGCGCCGCCGTACAGGCTCGCGGAGCCGACTTCCAACGTGGTCGGGTTCGCCGACAGGTGCAGAAAGTTTGTGGCGGTCGACGTGTTGTTGAAGCAATCTGCGTCGCAGATGTCGACCCAGGCATATTCGTTCCCTGACGGCGCCCCACTAGGCATGACGTCGAACGCGATCACCGTGTTAGCTGTGGTCGGCCGCAGCGTCGGAACCGGCTGGCTCGTGATCGCCGCGCGCTGCGAGAGCACACTTTGCATGACGCCCGTCGACACCGTCCAGGCGCCCTCGGAGAGCTTCGCGAGCGGCCATCCATTCGCCGTCGATCCGTCGCCGACGCATAGCCGGTTGTTGGTGATGTCAACGACGCATTCGCGCTGCGCCGGCGTGAAGCTGGCGAGATTGGTCGCGGTGTCGCCGCGCAGCTTGAGTTGTTCGCTCATCAGGCGTTCCCCAAATCGATGACTGCACTCGACCCAGTCACCGCGTTACCGAAGTCGTCAAACACTGACGCTGTCGTCGTGACATTGCCCAAATCAACGGAGAAGCCGCCCAGCAATTGCGTAGCGATCGGATCGGCCAGCGCTGCGCCGGTCGGCACGTAAGTGTAAGCTATGCAGCTCGATAGCGCCTCGACGCCGCCGCCGAACACATTAAAACTCTGAAACTTGAAATAGAGAGTCCGCCCGATATATTGGCTTTGTAGAGGATGCTGCACGACGGCCGAGTCGAGCCGGCAGAACGCCGCGCCGCTCGAATGCGAGGCGCCCGATGTCGTGTAGATGCCGCGCTGCAATCCCGTCAGGTTGTAGACATTGGGCGCCGCGAGGGTCGCGTTTTCGTAGGAAAGAAGTTCGCGATCGACGAGCGAACGGGTTGCGCCGCTCTGAGCGCCAGCCACAGAGGTTCCACTCAGCGCAGCGCCGCTCTCAGCCAGGTTCACCGACAGCGTGTCGGCGCTGTCCCATCCCTTCGCCATCGGCAGCGCTGCCGTCAGGAAGCCCTGTCGGAGGGGCTGCGTGAGCGTCGCCGCTTGCGAATAGGTGATGTCATCGAGCGAAATCCAGACATTGGCGCCGCCCCAGTTCGGATCGCAGACCCCATTTCCTCCCCCGGAGGCGCCGACCCAAATCTGTGCCGTTCCGCCGGTGAGCGCCGACGGCGGTTCATAGATCAAGGGCGCATTTATCGAATCGGTTGCGACGGCCCGGTTGGGGAGGAAGCCGGAAGGCCCCGAATTGGGATAGAGAACCGGCGTCGAGACGCCGACGGTCAGCTCCTCCGCGGTGACCGTCAGCAGGCCCTTGTCGTCCTCCTCGATCGTCGTGATACGTACGGGATAGTTGGATAAACCGAGATTGGCGTCGCTGATCGTCACGATATCCATGGGATCGAGCAGGCTATATTCCCAGGACAGCTTGAACGTGAAATGCGCGCGGACATAGAGCAGGCGTTGCAGGATTGCCTGCGCCACGATCGGGCCGATATTCACTTCGTCGCAGATTTCATGTGCCTGGATTGTCGAGCCGACCCGAGGACCGTAGAGCTCGATCTGCGATTGATCGCGCGCCTCCACGGGCGTCGCAACGTACTGGTTTGTTCGGGAAAGGCATTCGACGCGCTGAATCGTCGGTAGCGAGAACGGATCGAGTCGCGCCGCCTGAACCGGGTCCTTGTTGCCCTTGTCGTCGACGAAATCGAGGTCGGTCAGGTCGTAGATCGGAGTCAGGTTCGGCACGTAGCTGGTCGGCGACGCGTAAGTATAGGAGATCGAGACCACTTGGCTTTCGTCGCCGGCGGCGAACAGGTAGGTTCCTTGCGGCGAGAGTCCGTAAGCGCCTGCCATCGAGGGCGGGGACGACCCGATATAGGTCAGCGGCGAGCCCGTGATTGCATAGGTCACGCCCCCGTCGGCGGCGAATTCGGACGGTGTGCAGACCCTGATCGAGGGCGGCGGCGTGACCCCGGAGCTCGCCTGCGCCGGGGTAGGCACGGCGAATTGAACGGTGCGAACGACATTGCCGGAGGGGATCTCAGCGTCGCCATAGGGAATGAATTTGAGCTGGCCGCCGCTCCAGACCGCGGCGCAATTGAGGATCTGCAGCCAGCGCGACAGAATGCTCGATCCCTGTTCCTGATTTACCAGAGCCGGGCTGAATGCGATGCCGAGCGCGGCGCAATAGCTCTGCAGCGAGGCGTCGCCGCCCGAGCCGAACAGCGTCGCCGCATTGATGCTGGCGGCGGAGAAGCCGGCGCCGTATTGCGGGTTGATCAGGAAGTCGCTGACGACCCGCGCGGGATCGGCGTCGATACCGTTGACGCCCGTACCAGCGAGAGCGCCGATAATCTCGAAGTTGTGATTGCCGATGTCGGCTCCGTCGCCGAGCTGATAACTGGCTGCGCAGGCGTAGCATGTGCCTTGATATGCGAGCGCCTGGGTGGGATATGCCGACGAGAGGTAGCCCCAGATCGTCTGCGGCGTGGTTCCGTTGAACAGCGTCAACCCGAGCTCGGCGAGCGTGTAGGTCGATTGGTTCCTCCAGATGATGCCGATCCCCGAGATCGGCCCCTCGCAGAGCGCCATGATGAGGTCGGCCGTATAAGTGTAGCTCGACGCGCCGCCGCCGCCGAAAAACCCGCCCTTGCCGCCGCTGCCGCCGCCGTGGGTCTGAAAATTCTGATACCAGACTATGTTCGCAGCCGTCTTGGTCTGTCCCCACACGATGGGGATCGGCAGCGTATTGACTGAGGTCTGTAGTTGAAGCCCGGTGTAATCGGGCGTAGTTGCGGCCTTGGAGTTACGAAACCAGCTCACGGTTCGGGCCTCCAGTAGCTCGCGAACCTCGCCTGCGGCAAACGAGCGGCGACTTCGGCGTTGCGCGCGATCTCCTCTTCGAGGACGATTCGCGCGGGATGAAAGGCGTGCACGATCGCCAACGGTTTGGACTGGGTGACGATTCCGCCGTGGCTGAAACAGCGGCCATATTTGAACAGGATCACGTCGCCGGGCAGCGGCGAGGCGACCTCGTGCGCGCGCGCCAGCAGGAAGCCGAGATAACGCTCTTCGCCGCGATGCAGGTGCCAATCCTTGACATAGGGGCGGGGGTCGAACGGCTCGACCAACCCCAGGTCGCAGAACACCCGCACCAGCAGCATCGCGCAGTCGCAGCCGGCGCCCTTCACGTCGGCCATGTGATGATAGGGCGTGCCCACCCATGCGCGCGCGGACGCGACGACGGCGGTTCGCGCTTCGCGCTCAGGCAGTAGGCAGCGGGCAGTAGGCAGCGAGAGGTTCACCAGGCGCCCTCCTACTGCCTACTGCCCATTGCTAATAAGCGATCTGCGGCGGCGGAACGAACGGGAAGCCGCGGAAATTGGCGAGATTGCTAAACCGCGACTGGCACGTCGCGCGCGTGTGGTCGCAGCCCGCATAGACCGTGAAGGCGTCGCCCGTCGCGCAGGGCGACGGCAACGGGTAGATCAGCGTGAGGGAGGCGCCGACGGCGACGCTCTTAACGGTCGCGCGCACGTTGGCGTTGACGCCCGACGCGAATACTATCGATCCTTGGCGGTGGCTCGCCAGTGCGCCCGCGAAGTTGATCAGGCTCGAGGTCGAGCCGCCGCCGACCGTCCCGCTCGCGGCGTAGGTTCCGCGAACGATGCCGCAGCCCGAATCATATAGCGTGTGCAGGCAGGTCGGCGAATAGAGGTTCCTCGGCATGTCGTAGTCGAGCGCGACGAGATCTGACGCGATGGTCAGCCTTGCGCTCGTCCGCCCAACGATATCGACCGTCGAGACCCTGCCGTGAAACAGCGTCACGCCGCCGATCGGCGTCTGAATCAGCGCGCTCATGAAGACGCGGTCGCGCTGCACGGTCGCGCCATCCATGGCGCCGTCACGCAAGGCGTTCAGGAATGGCGAGCCGTTGATGAGATCGGTCGGCCGCGCCGCGATCGTGATCTGTTGCTTGTCGACTTCCAACCCGACCGAGGCCTTGTATTTCAACCCCTGCACGAGCGGCCCGTCGGCGGTGAAGGTGAATCCGTTGTAGACGACCGGCTGGTCGACGTTGGTGTAAGTGAGCACCGTTCCCGTCGAAAGCGTGAAGGTGAAGCAATCGGCGAACGCGATCGGTGCGTCGGGCGCGGCGCGCGCGGCATTGAGGAAGTCGATGAGCGCGGTCGAGGCGGTCTTCATGACGTGCGCACCGAGCGGAACTTGAGGCTCTCCAACGTCCAGAGGTTTTCCGCGAACTGCTCGAAGTCCAGGGAATCATCGTCGAATCGGCATTCGAAGGCATAGCCGAACGACGCGCCGATCAGCGCGCCTCTCGTCGGCGCTGTCGTGAAAACGAGGCTGCTGGGCGTGACGATCGACCAGCCTGTACTTTGCGCAACGCCGCCGACGGTCACCTGGGAAACGCTCGTCACCCAGCCGACCGGCTCGACAAAGCCGCCGAGCGCCCTTGCGAATGCAAAGCTCGTCGTCGAGCCGTCGCCGGTCGCAAAGATCTGGCCCGAAACCGAATTGTCTGTCGGGTCCGTGTAAAGGAACGTGCCGAATTGCCCCTGGCATTGCAGGAACAGTCCCATCAGGCTCTGCAGCGATTGCCCAACGAGACCCGGATAGGAGGTCGAATCCGAGCCGAGCCCGTCGAAGGTCGCCTCGAATTCCCAGAGCGGATATTCGTAGTTCGCAAAGCGGACCTCTCGGCCCGAGACGTGCGGGGCGATGATGGTCGACCATTTCGGCTTCTTATGGACGCTCCAGCCTTGGCCGGGGAGTGCGGGGAAGGCGGGCGGGGTGGTCATGTGACTTCCTGGAGCGAATAGCCATTGGACGCTCTGGCTAGGGAGTTGCGCAAGGCGAATGTCGCCTCGAGGGCAGGACGGTGACGGCGGGCTAGTCAACGGCCGCTCTGTCGGGGGGCCGCGAAACGTAGCCTCGTTCGGATGACGCCGCGGTCAAACCGTGCGGCTGGAAATCGCTGGGTTCCGCGGCGATTCAGGGGTCGATCGCGTGATGTGACCGCGCCAGGGTTTCGGGAACCTCGGCGAGGTCGAGGCGGCCGTATTTATCGGCGCAGGGTTCGCAAAGATAGAAGACGTGCCACGCCCACTCCGCGGTGACGAGGCCGCCGTCGCAGCCGCAATTGCCGCAGAAGACACGCTCCATCTCAGTGGCGCCTAGCCGCCGCATGCGAAGCGGCGTCGTGCAATCGCGGCGCGCAGTCAGGCGGCAATCGGGAAGGTCTGGCTTCATCTTATCATCTTAGACCGCGGCCAAGGCTCAAAGGCCTTCGCTGAATTCGACAGTCAAATCGAACGGAACGCTGCTCGCTGACGCGATCGAGGTGAATTCGATATCGACCGGATTGGTTGCATTCGCCATCATCTGGACTTTGGCGAAGGAATCTCGGGGCGCCCACCCGCCCATGGCGCCAGCCTGCGCGAATCCGATTG